TTCTACAGCTGTTCTTATTTCTGAGTCTGTTTGGTCTGCTGTAGCAGATGTTTCTATTCCACCTAGTTTAGTGTGGTCAGCATCTGTAAATACATTAGAGTCACTAGCAGCTTCTACTGCTGCTCTTACTTGTGAGTTTGACAGTTGAGTATTAGTATCTGTCGATGATATTGTTATTACTCCACCAGATTCTGATAAAGTAACATTACTACCTTTTTTAAATCTTAAAGTTTCTGATGCACCTAATGTTTCATTAGCACTATCATCTCCATCTGTATCTACTTCTACTGTTCTGAATCCAGTAACCTTAGAATCTAATTGTGTTTGTATGTTTGATGTTACTCCATCAACAAAGTTTAATTCTGTAGTAGTTGCAGTTACACCATCAAGTAAGTTTAGCTCTGCTGTTGAAGCAGTAACTCCATCTAAAATATTTAACTCTGCTGCTGTAGAAGTAACTGCAGTTTCATTAATTTGTAGAGCTCCATCATCTTTGATGTTTATAGAAGAAGAACTTATCTGTAGTACACTTGCTGTACCCTCTCCGTCTTCTATATCTCTTAATGTTCCATCAACTCCAGAATTACTATTAGAAACTTGTAATAAGTCCTTATAAGAATCTGATATTTTTTTTCCTGTTAGTGTAGCCATTTTTTACCTCTATCTAAAGTTTGCAGGAGTAACACCACGTGTTCCACCAGTTTTATCCCTTCTTCTTGCTCCATACTTTGTAATCATTTCTTTGTATTCTGCCATAGCCATTTGAGCTGATTGTAATTTTATTGAAGCTAATTCTGGATTATTTGTTCTTGCGGCAGCATCCATAAGAGCTTTTGCTTTTACATATAATATCAATGCAGGTTGTAATGCATTGTCTAAATCTATTGTTCCTGTAATAGAAGTAAGTTTATCTGGCTCTGCATAGTATGATATAAGCATACCATTTGTAATTACATCAGAACCTGAACCAATGATAGGAGCTTTTAGTCTACCTCTTCCTGTTTCAGTTGTTCCTCCATCACCCTCTGAAGTGGCTATAGCTATTTTATCTCCTTCTATCCACCAAACAAAGTTTACTGAAGGGTCTTTAAATGTGCTGTCTACCGCTGCCATAATTACTCCGTATCTGTTATTTTCGTTTCTTGATTTGTTAATCTAGGTATTCTTATATACTCTCCATCAGAGTTTAAAATACTACATCTAAAAACTTTGTTTACTGTAACATCTCTATCATCGCCTAATCCATACCATTGCTGTCCATTTGCTAAGTTTGTTTTAGCATACTCTGTTTTTAAATTATATTGTCCTAAATCTATCAACGCTTCGTTTATAAGATTTAATACATAGTTTTCTGAAGCTTCAGGCACTGCCTGTTGAACTCTACTAAGTATTTCTTTACCACTAAATTCTATTGCTGCCATTATAAATCCTCCCAATTACTATTCACATCTTGCCAAAAAGAGTTACCATCTACCCAAAATTTAAATTGTTCTAAAACCTCTGCCCAGGTTATAGCTAACACATTTAAAGCAGGTTCTGTCCAAGATGTAGTAGAATTACTATCTTTTCCTAACGTATCATCGCTTGTACTTTTTGTCCAGTTAGTAGTTACTCCTGACATTATCTAGCATCCCTTTGTAGTTTTCTTTCTTCTATTTCTTCTACGCCTAAAATCTGTAATGCTTCTTTATATTGAGCATCCACCAATGCATACTGATTACTATACGATGAAGCCATTTCTACATCCTCATCGTTATTAGCATCTGCTATTAATTTTTTCAAAGCTTGTCTTGCTGCATAAAGAGTTACAGCATACTCTGCCTCATCTGGAAAGTTATCAATAACTTCTACACTGTGAGCTACTGTTATACTAGTATCAATGTAAGATACGTTAGCATAATCAACACCGCTTCCCATTTCAGGTAAAACAAAAAGTTTTTTTTCGTCTATATAATATGCAGGGTCGGTTGCTGATGCAAATTCCATATAGCTTGAGTCTGTGGCTCTGCCTTTCATCTTGACACCTATCTTTCTAGCAGGATGAAAATATCGTAAATTTGTATCTGAGTTTGTTCCATCTTTTCTAAACACTTCTACAATTCTTTTACCTTCCACATCTAAACCTCCATCACCAAAATCTGCAGATTCGTCTGATATAATTCTTTCAAGTTTATGTATAGGCATAGCATTTAATACTAATCTAGCACCTGATGTTAGCCACTGTGTTATTGAAGCATCAGATACTGATGTAGATAAATCACCAGTAATATCAAATATTTGTTGTTTGAATGTTGCCATTATCCTTGTCCTCTATATCTTTTCTTGTAGTGTTTTGTACTCATCTTGTTTCCGTATTTTGTATTTTTGCTTTGCCCTTGTCTGGTTTTCTTCTTACCGTTAGTATGTCTTTTAACCTGTGGTCTAAGTCCTCTCATTCTCCGTAATACTCCAGGGTTTGCATTTCTCCTGTGGATTCATCTCTTAATAAATCTTTAGCACTTGGTAGTAAGTTCAAATATAATTCTTGTATTAAGTCTGCTTCTCTATTTCTTCTTGTATCATACTTATCACCAAAATCTCTAAGCTCACTCATCAAAGGCATATAAGATTGAGCATCTTGTGGGTCTTCTGCTATATCCTTTATAATCTCTCTAAACTTTGGTGTTCTATTATAATTGCTTCCATATTGAAATTGTAAATCTGCAATTACTGTTTGCAATCTTGGTGGCATAGATGAAAGTTCTTTACCTGTTAATGCTAGAAAACTATTCTCAATACTTTCTAACTCTCTACCTTTTACATAATTATCTACTTCAACTGCTTCTTCTCTTGTCAAGCTTAATGGATTTTCTTGTTCAAAATCATAAGCTGCTAGTCCTTTCATACCAAAGTATGCTTCCATTTTTTTTAATGTTTCTTTATTTTCAAAATCTTTAAAGTAGTCCATATTCTTTGTTCCAAGGTCTAATCCAGTTCCTATGGTTACACCTGAACTATCTAATACTTGGTCACCACTTCTAGGAACATATCCCTCTGTTTCAAATCCTTCACTCATTCTTAAAAAATCCATATTAACTTGAAGTTCTTTTTGTTTCTTGTATTCTTCCTGGTTTATAGCACCATTTATAGACCTGTTTTCAGGACTAAAGAATTTTTCTCTAATCATATCTAATAGTGTTCCTCTACGAATCATCTTCTTTTTTTCCCATTTTGTTTTCTAGCAAATGTTTTTACGTTTGTTGGCTTACCGCCTACTCCTTGTGCTTTTGCTCTCTTTCTACTAACTGCACTTCTAATCTGTGCTTTACTCATCTTTGCTGCTTTAGCAGCAGGGACACACTTAGGGTACTTTCTTTTTTTGTCCGCTTTTAGTTTTGACCTACCACATTTTTTGTAGCCTCCACCTTTTTTCGGAGCACCAATATCAACCCAGTTCTCACTAAACCATTTTGTTAGTCCACCACTTCTTCTAGACATTATTTACCTTTTCTATATCCGCCACCTGCTTTTTTATATTCTCTTACTAAGTAAGCATTAGCATAAGCAGAAGGATAAACTTTAAACTTTCGTTTTGTCTTTGCCTTTATTCTAGCGTATAATTTTTTGTTTGTTGGTATGTTTTTTGTTTTTGCCATTATTTTCCTCCGTGAGTTTTTACCACTTTCATAGGCATACTGAGAGAGGCTCCCTTGTGTCTTTTAAAAGGTTTAGGTCCGTGTTTCATCAAAACATATCCTTTACCTTTTTTCATAAAGTGGTAACCTTTAGGTGCTTTAACTTTCATTAGTATCTTCTCATTACTTTTTTCTTTTTAACAACTTTCTTTTTCTTCTTTCCGTTCATAGCATTCTTTCTTCGTTTGCCATTCATCTTTGATGCTTTTATTTTTCCGTACATTATTTATCTCCCCATATTAGGTTGTCCATTTTTTTACTTCTTTCTTCTTCATTTTTCTGTTTTGTTTTTTTGATATGACTTTCCATATCAGTCGTACCAAAATCTATTTGGTCTTTTCTAATAGCAGTTGCCATTGGTGTTTCTCTTATAACAAACTGAGTGCTCCACTTTGGAGGGTGTGCCCTCCTGCCACAAGATGGACAATTAAAGTGTCCTTCTTTATTTGGTTTATTACAATGCTGACAATTAGCCATTACACTTTAGTAATGATAATGAATGCAACTCTACTTCTGTCTAACATAACTGCGTTAGTAGCTACAAGTTTTGCATCATCTATAGTTTCAATATAATCATTGATTTCTTTTGCTAAAGAACCAGACACTGTACTTGCAGCTGGACTAATATCATTGATTATAACTTTTGTCACTGTATCAAAATTTGCCATTTTATTCTCCTATTAGTTTTAAATTTTTTTGGATTTCGGGGTTGAACCTTTCTACGAACAACCCCACAGTATCCAAAACTGTCAATCCTCACGGATTATATTATGCTAGTGTAATATGGTCGTCATCGTGTTGTGCACCGTAAACATAATAGTTTTTACCGTCACATACGATTTCAGCCCAGTCACCTGGAGCCGCTGTTGAAGCAACCCAGATAAGTTCATCAACACCAGATTCTGCAGACGCTGCTGCTCCACCTGCTGCTGATACAACCATACCAATTAAGGTATCTTCGGCTGAATTAGGAATAACCTTAACAGTACCACTTCCAGCATCAGATAGGATAAACTTAGCGTTCCATCCTGCTCCTGCTGAAGCAGCTAAAGGTAAAGTAATACTGAAAGATGCATCTTGGTCAAGTGTAAACACTTTTCCAGAATCTGCTGCAGTTAGTGTTCTATCTGCAATTACATTTTCAACTTTTACTTTAAAATTACTAACACCACTATTTACTTCTAAATATGCACTCTTAGCCATTTTATACTCCTTCCAAGTTAATTAAGTAATGTGATTCAGGAAGACATACTTCAAGACCTGCTTCTGT